CATCATAAAAGAAAAGATACATTCTACCTTCTAAATATCTTTTCGCTTTTCTTAATTCTGATTGTCTATAAAAACCTTCACCAGATAACTTCATGGCCTGAACTCTTTGTCTAAACCAAGTCAATGCTTGTAAAGACCTTTGTTCTAGTTCGACAGGTTTTTCAGTTCTTAAAATATCTAATAGACTTTCCATGCCTATTATTTATGTTAAATTTTATAGATATTGAAGTTTTCTTTTTCGATTCTTTCGCAAGACTCAGGATAAAGTCCTAAAATCTCCGTGAGGTCAGCTAGCTTTAGAGTATAATCATTTTTGGTTTCAATCGCTACACCTGTCGAACCTTCTGTTCGTACATACTGTTTTACATCATCATCCGGATTGCCAATGAGTACGGGTAATTTTCTATCGAACATTGTACGAATCAATTCTACCGAACCTGCAATACTTGGTCTATCTTCTTGCATGTGACATTCCATTATCTTACCATCCATATTACTGTAAAAATTAGTTTTGCCTTCTACAGTGAAGATATCTACCCATTCTTCGAAGCGGAGAGGCGCTTTGTTTTCAAAATGCCCTACATTATCCCACAAAACTATCTTCTCCTCTCTTGCTTTTAGATACCATAATGCATGAATACGAGACATGCCTGGATGAACAAAGATATACTTGCCTTCTGTTAGTCCTTGTATAGTAGAATCTAGTCCAACAGTTCTATATTGGTCTACAAGATACATTATTTTACATGTATGATATGAGTGATTGTCAATTTCATTTTCACCTGTAATCTTTGTTAGAGTTTTTTGTTCTATTGGTGTACCGTCTATGTTGTCAAGTAGTCTTGTTACCGATTGATTCAAGATTGCATCGGTATATCTTCCACTTTTTTCACCTATGAGTTCTTTTTCCTCGCAGTCTCTTAGGGTAACTAGATAGGGCTTGTGCGAGTTTTTACTAATCCAGTCGAAGTGTTCTTTTGCTTTTGCAACTTCTTCTGATATCTCTTCCTCAGTCTTTTCATGAAAGTGGAACCATGTGGATTTTTTATACTCTATCTCTTCTTTAGATTCTTCTTCAAACATTTTTTATATACTCCTCGACTCTTTGTAGGTCTTTTGGTGTGTCTACTGATAGACCTTCATCATCAACTAGAACCATTCTTACTTTAAATCCGTTTTCGATATATCTAAACATCTCAACAGACTCCGATTTTTCATTTTCGCCTATAGGTAACATAGGAAACATCTCTAACATTTCTCTATCAAACACATACAAACCTAATTGTTGTTTGAATATAGACTTTTCTTTTTGATTGTATGGTATAGGCAACCTAGAATAATACAATGCACCATTATGTAGATTAGTACCTGTAGTAACCTTGACCACATTTCTATCGTGCAACTTGTAATCATCTTTTACATTTACATATGCATTTGATACGCCACCAGTATGATGACAAATTAATTTATCTATTGCATCAGGATTGATTAGGGGTTCATCGCCTTGTATGTTGACGAATATATTTCCGTCTAGCAGCTCTAGTGCTTTCGCACATCTGTCTGTACCAGAACGCACATCGTCTACTATCATCACGCAACGCATCTCATTCTTAGAACAGTAATCATTGATTCGTTCATCGTCTGTAAGAACAACTATGCTGTCAAGTTCTTGGCACTTTGCAGCTTGTTCATACACTCGTCTAATCATAGGCACATCATTTATTAGTGCTAGAGGTTTACCAGGAAATCTAGTTGATTCCCATCGTGCAGGTATTAACCCTACAGTGTGATTATCTGTTCTATTCGGTCTAGAGAGATTTCGCATTTCACTTGTCCATATCCATATTTCACATGAATGAATTTTATACCTGCTCTTTCAGCAGCCCATTTATCAGTTTGCATATCACCGACATAATAAGTATCTAGTGGGTCTACATTACACATCGCCGTTGCAAATAGTAATTGGTCAGGCGCAGGTTTGCCTCTTAGTCCAGATTTAGGACTAACAACACAATCAAACTCAGGTAAGTCTTTTATCATTACCTTTGTTCGGTCTATATCTTTTGAGGTGGCAATGGCAATCTTATGGCCATCTTCTTTCAACTTGTTTAGTGTTTCTACTACACCAGGATATATAGACACTAACTCACAAGACATTAATGATGCTTCATCATAAGTCTTTTTGATTGCACATTGATTTTCGGTTATACCTATTTCTGTTAATATAGTTTTGAATGGTTTGCCCACATGTTTGAAGTAGTCTTCGAAGGTGGGTTCTACTTTGTGTTCTAGTTTAACTATGTCCCAAGACATGTTCATGTTTTTCTTCGAGTCGATGAGAACGCCATCGAGGTCGAACATATAAAGTTTCTTCATTTTTTTGGTACTAAATGGTCCTCTGTTAATATTCTAAATGCAAGTTTTCTTTCAGCACAAAACTCTTCGGCAGCTTTGAACTTTGATTGATTTACTGCATAGTTAGATACTTCTGTTAAGTATCTTTTGGTTTTTCTTTTGGGTTCTTTAGGTGGCGAAAGATATTTTTTAGGTTTCACCTCTATGATTTCACGAATAATTTTACCTTGTTTATTCTTATACTTAATATAGAAGTCTGGAAAGTATCTATGGATTCTATTATCGAGAGGTGACCTGTAAGGTATGATTACTTCTTCGCTACCCCATTCTAATATAGAAGCACTTCCATCGCAATAAACCATAAATCTTCTCTCCCAAAGAGAACGATAAAAGATTTTTGTTGGGTCTCCTTTATATTTTTTGTAGTTCTTTGGTTTGAACCTTCCACTGTATGACATAAATAACTATATTAAAGATTAATCTAAGAGTATTTATATGGCATATATCGACAAACTCCTGAACAAATTCAACAAAGTAAAAAATGCAGTCAACAGCATTAAAGGTATTCAGAGTAAAATTCAGTCTATCAACTACACAACAGCTATCGATGCTTTGGGTCTTGAGAAAGGAGCTGCAGAAGATTTAATCAACAGTAGAAGAAGTTCACTAGAAAAACAATTAAGTTCTTCTGGCATGGCCAGAGGTCATTCTGCTAAACCACCTTCTGTTAGGGGAACTAATATAGTTTATCCCTTTCATGACAGATTAGAGAATTACTTAGTCTTTGATATCAGACCAAGAAAGGCAAGAGGAGAATTTGTATCTCATCCTGTGCATAAAAACAGAACAATTGCATTGTATGTTCCAGATGCAGTTATATCACAGGCTGCCGTGACATATAGAAACGAGGGTGTTAATACATTTCAGAGAACTATAGATGAGTTGATAACTAATTTCGAAGGATTCGATGGTAGTATTACTGAAGGCGCTAAGAAAATGGGAACAAAGTTCTTACAAAATGCAGTCAACACCATGCAAGGTGGTTTAACGAATCTAAAAGCTGGTCGTGCAAGTAATCCATTACAAGAACAATTCTTAGATGGTGTTCCTTTTAGGTCATGGGACTTTACATTTGACTTTTGGGCCAAATCAGCAGACGAAGCTGCAATGGTAAACGAAATTATCTACACATTCAGAAGTTCTATGTTACCAGATGCATACTCAGAAAGTTTTGATATAACAAAAGATGGTGAAGGTATGTTTGGTAAAGATTTTGACCCTAGGATGAAAGAGGTAGTAAAAGATGCGGACCTAAACGCAAGTTATTTTAATTATCCGAATGTATTTGAAATATCATTTGAAGGTCCAATGGGAAGTAAAGTAGATGGTTTCTTACCTGCTGTTTGTACAAACGCACAGGTAGACTATACTGGTGGTCAGAAGTTCTCAACATTTGCTGATGGTAATCCTGTTCATATACAGTTGACACTTAACTTCTTAGAGATTAAGACTATGACTCTTGGTAATTATGAATCAATTAGTCCTACTGCTGTTTATGATGGTAGTAGACCATACACAACCGATACAGCATTTAACGCATCGTCAAGTTCAAACGAAGAATACAAAGACACGATAGACAAACCAGAACAAGGTTCAGGTGGCAGTACACCAGTAGGTAGACCAAACTTCGGCGGAACATTTGGAGGACCTCGATAAATGGCAGATAAATTTTTTAGTAATTTTCCAGAGATTCAATATCAACTTTCTGATGGTAAGATTGTATACATCAAAGACTTCTTTAGAAAGTCTAAGATAGAACAAGAATCAGTAAACTCATTAGTAGAGTATGAACTATACTCATTGACCGATGGTGAAAGACCAGACACACTTGCAACGAAGATGTATGGTAATGGTAATCTACATTGGACATTCTTTCTTGTCAATGACATAGAAAACTATTATGATTGGCATAAAGATGTTGGTACATTTGAACGATACATTGATAAAAAATATCCAGGTCAGTATGCCATAGGAACTACAACTACTGAGATTGTATCTGCCAAATCATTTACAGGTGATAATGCTAATAAGTTTTTACTAGGCGAAAAGGTCACAAGTGTATCAGCAGAAGGAAGAATTATAACTGTTGAACCTGAAAAATACAGAATTGCAATTGAGACTGTATCAGGAAGTTTTGTCTCAGGCGAAACAATAACAGGTAAAGTTTCAACAAGAACATTTACACCAAGTTCAATAATCAATCATAGAGATGGCGTAAAGTATTATGAGAACGCAGACGGTCTTAGAAAGAATCAATCCGCTGTAGGCTACACTTCAAAAACAATCTATGATTGCGAATACGATTTAAACGAATCTAAGAGACATATAAAAGTCATCTCACCCAATATCATAAACAACATAGTGAGAAGATTTGAAAAAGTAATGACATCATGAGTAATAATTATCAACAAGGCGAACTTGTTGTTGATTCAGTATCTATAGTAAATCCAGAAAAGGAATCAGTAGATATACTTGGATTAACATCTAACATAACCATATACGAATCAATAGATAAACCATTCTTGTCTGGTCGTATAACTGTTGTTGATGGTTTAGATATTATCAAAAACTATAAACTAGTTGGTCAAGAATCACTCACAATTAAAGTGAGACAAAGAGAAGGTTCAAATGATGAGATGTCATCACCAGAATTTTCTATTGATAAAGTATTCAGAATTTACAGTGTCACTAACATTAAAACAATTGACCAAATTACTAAATCATATGTACTACATTTTGTAGACCCCAAATTCTTTATATGTCATAAGACTAAAATTAATCAAACTCTTCGTGGTTCATATTCTAATATGTTGCTACAAGTCTTAGAAGAGAACGGAGGTTTCAAAACACTTCCTAAAGTTGGTTATGATAAATGGGACGAAACAGAACCAGGACATCATCAAGTAGTTGTACCAAATTGGAACATTAATAAGTTCATAAGTTTTATATGTGAAAATGCAGAGTTGAAATCAAACAAATCTTGGAAGAATAGTATGTTCTTTTATCAAACTCTTAGTGGTGAATTTAGATTTGATGGTTTTCAGAGTATGGTTGCAAGAGAATTTCCTATAGGGTTTGACTTCTATCCAAGAAACAATGTTTCTACTGAAGACCACGACTTAAATGAAGAATACATTGGATTGAATACTCAAATAATAAATTATGAAATGCCTCAAAGATTCAATACAATGAAAGGTGTATCTCATGGTTCATATGCATCGATGTTAAAAACTTATGATCCAGTTAGAAAACTAGAAGAAGAAAATGTATACTCTATAACAAAAGTCTTTGAGAGAGGAAACGATGACGGACATGTATCTAAGTTTCCTATGATAAGAACTTCTTCACCCGAAACAATTTACAAAGCAGATGATATGATTTCTTCTGCTGATAGTCCAGAGTTCAGTGAAGAAACTATAGACTATGCACCCGATGTATCATACGATTCTTATGTCATGCACAAAGTAAATATGACAAATGCATTTTCAGATGAAGCAAAATTAGTAGACGCTAGTGGCAATAAATCTATAACACAACAAAAGGGACAAGAATACAGAGATTCTGGACCACTTGAAAGAAGAGCATTATTATCTATGTTTGAACAAAATGTAGTTAAAGTTGTTATACCATTTAGAAGTGATATCTCAGTTGGCACTGTAGTCAAATTGACTCTACCAACACATGAGAAAAAGGATGATGACCAACCTGGAGATGAAATGATGGATAATAGATATTTAATAGGTAAGATGACTGTAAGTATAAACCCATTAGCGAACACAGGAAAGTTGACATTACAAACAATCAAAGAAAGTTATGGTGTAGATATAACAACATATAAACCATTAGACAAAGTATCTAAACCAGAGGCATCATAATGGATTGGTATTACGGCATAGTAGAAGATAGAAACGACCCACTGAAGATTGGTCGTGTTAGAGTTCGTGTTCATGGTTGTCATACGGATGATAAGAATAAAATATCCTCACCAGACTTACCTTGGTCACATGTTATCATGCCCACAACAAATGCTGGTCTTGGTGGTTTTGGTATTCAACATTCTCTCGTAGAGGGAACTACTGTATTTGGTTTCTGGAGAGATGAAGACATGCAAGACTTTGTTGTCATGGGTGTTCAACAAGGTATCTCACAACAAGGATATAAAGAAACTATAACCGATGAATTAATTCTTCGTAGTGTAGATAAAGGTTTCAATGACCCTAGAAGAAAGACTGAGGCAGATTACAGTGGAACGAATGATGGTTTAAATCCACCTAGTGCTCCACAAAGACCAAACTCATTATCTCTTTCACTAGAAAAATCTCCACAATTACTTAAAGATGCCGGCATAACATATGGTGGGGCAGGTTCAAAGAGAGAAGAATTTACAGAGGCAGATAAAGAGTTGCCTTACTATCCTTTAGTCAAAGATGCAACAGATGTAAATGTATTTACAACAGGTGATGCAAAGTATGACTCAAGGGATATGTCCGAGTATATCACAAATGCTAAGTCAAATGCAACCCCTATGTATCCTTTCAACAAAGCATTGTACACTGAATCTGGTCACATCTTAGAACTAGATGATACAAGAGGCAATGAGAGAATCTCAGTAGAACATAGAACAGGTACTTTCTATGAAATAGATGCAGACGGTAATGAGATTCATAGAGTAGTGAATGACAACTATACAGTTATATGTAAAGATAACGACCTATTCGTTGGTGGTAATGTCAATGTTAGAGTTTTAGGTGATGCGAAGATACACGCAAATGGTAAAGTAGACATCAAAGGTTATAACGATGGTAAGATTGATGTCTCTGGTAAACTAGAATTATCAGCTGGTGATAACATTACTTTGAAATCTGGTAAAGAGGTTATTGTACAAGCACAGAAATTTAGACCTAACAGTTAATCATGACAACACTAACAGAAGTCTTAGAGAAACAAGTAGAAGAGCAGAAATTAGAAACAGAATCATCTAAGAGTATTGCTGATAAATTTCCTTGTCCAGAAGGAGACATATTCTCTCTACCAACTAGAGCAGATATCACAAACGCATTTAATGAAATCGCTGCCATACCTGGTGAACTTCAAGCAAAATTTCAAGAGAATAAAGCAAAACGAGAAAAAGAAATTGCTGAACTACAAGAACTCATAAAGAATCCTGAGTTGTCAGAAGAAGAGATTGCAGAAATACAAGCAGAGATTGAAAAGAAAGAAAACTACATTCAGACAGCATTAGTAGAAGGAATGCAAAAAGAGATAGATGAAGTTGTAAAGACAATAGAAGAATTTGTAGAAACATTAGAAAAAGCATTGTCGCCATATTGGACTAAAACTGAGGATAAACAAAATAGAGATTGGCAAAAAGAGGCGAAAGATGCCTTTGAAGAATTACTTGCAGAGTTTCATACTTACATACCAGTAAAGATTGCAGAGTTAGTTGGTAAGTTAGTACCGTTTGATTTCAATATCAATATTATGGGACTATCAATCAACATTTTAAAACTAGTTACCAGTCCTAGTTATCGTACAGAGTTGCAAGACCAACTTGCAGGTAAGAATTTTGTCACTCAAATAGTTGCTAAACAAAAACAAATTGCAGACTTAAAAGAGAAACAAAAGAATCCTGATTTAACTTTAGATGAACATGCAGACTTACAAGACCAGATAAACAAACTGCAAGAAGAAATAGATGCATTATACATAACAAAAAAAGAACTTGTAGATAAGTTTTTCAACATGATACCAGAAGAGTTTAGAAACTTTGATGGTGAGTTTGGTGTTATAGATGATGAGGCAAAAGCCAAGTTATCTTGGAAGTACATTAAGACTGAAATCAAAGAATGGGTTCAAAATGCACATGTCAAAGCATTTGAAAAACTCATAAAGGTATTTAAAGAAATTTGGGACTTACTTGGTTTACCTAAATTACCTTTCTCAGAATTGATTGCTATTATGAATTTAGATATTGGTGCATTGATAGAGGCAAAGATTGCATCAATCAAAGAGAAGTTCAAACAAACAAAAGCAGGAATGCTTGTTGACATAAATCGACTTAAGAAAGAAATTGAAGAAATCAAAACAAAGATGGCAGATGATAACATTAGTATGGATGACCATATAAAATTATCAGAAGAGTTAGACAAGAAAGAAGAAGAGAAAAGAAAATTAGAAGACGAACTTCTAAAAGAAGTTAGAGATTTTCATCAAGGTATATTAGATTCTATATCAGAGATAAGTATTTTTGGTTATGATATTCTAAAAATGATAGGTGGTAAAATAGAATCCACCACTGAATCTATAGAAGAAAAGATTGCAGAGATTTCTTTAGAATTTCAGGACTTTAAATTGAACTGGCATAAAAAGATTCTCTTTGCATGGGTTAAGATTGTTAAGAAGTTTTTCAGTGCAATAGGTTTAGGTAAGATATTTGAGTTCATGTTCTTAACATGGTGCGACTTTCTAAAACTAATCGGTATGCCATTTACGATTCCTGGAATTGCTGGCATCGCAGGCGTCATGTCTACTAGTCAAAGAAACACACCAGTGTCACCTAGACCAAGTGGTAATGATGTAAACATTGATAACGAAGTTAATTTTCAGACAACAGACGGAGAAACAGATAGATTTACCATTCCAACTTCGTCTGGAGATTTAAAAGTGTTTAAAAATGGCGTAGAACAGACCCTAGGTCTCTTGGGTACAGGTGATTATAGAATCTCAGATGGCAAAATAGTTTTCAATTCGATGCCTTTAGAGAATGAAAGTGTATCAATACTTAAAATATAATAACGGAGATGTATAAATAGATATATGGCAAATCTAAACGACTACTCAAAACCTAATTCTAAAGTAAATGCTCAGAAGAACGAGTATACAGACTTAGATATACTATTTAGTGCGAATCCTATATCAGGCGATATCACAACTAAGAAGGATTCAGATGCAGTTAAGAGGTCAGTAAGAAACATTTTGTTAACCAATCACTATGAAAGACCATTTAAACCAAATTTTGGTGCAAATTTGAGGTCTCAACTATTCGAATTAGATGGTATTGGTGCAAAAAAGAGAATAACAAAAGACATAATAGAATCATTATCAATATTAGAACCTAGAATTGGCAATATAAGAGTAGATATAAGTGATTCAGAGGCAAACAACATAGATGTAAGAGTCAGTTATGTCATTAGAAACGGATTAAAACAATCAAGTGTAGATTTTACAGTAAGTAGGGTACGATAATGACAATAAAAAGTTCACAAATAAACGCAACAGACCTAGATTTCGAAGAAATTGGCGATAATATCAAGACCTACCTTAAAGGTCAAGAAAAATTTAAAGATTATGACTTCGAAGGTTCTAATATGTCGGTACTTATTGACATGTTGGCATATGCAGGACACATTGGTGGTCTAAACACAAACCTGGCTGCATCAGAAATGTTTCTAGACTCAGCACAATTAAGAAAGAATGTCGTATCTCGTGCAAAAGACTTAGGGTTTACACCTGCATCTGAAAGAGCTACGGCTGCTCAGATTGAAGTTAAACTTACTAATATCTCTAACGCAAACGGAACTATACCAACAGCGAATGACATGACCCTAAACAGAGGTCACAACTTCTCTACAACATTCGATGGTGTATCATATAACTTTGTTAATGCATCTTCAGTAGTACCTATTAGAGATAATCAAGTATTCACCTATCCATTGGTAGATATCATTCAAGGTCAGTATGTGACAGATTCATTTGTATTTGATAACCAGATTAAAAATGCAAAGTTTGTATTGTCAAATGGAAGAGTTGATAAATCCAGATTAGAAATATCTGTAAACTCAAACGGTTCAGTATCAAAGTATTCACTCTCAACAGAAGTGTCAACAATTACAAGTTCATCTCGTGTATTCTATGCACAAGAAAACGAAGAAGGATTTTTAGAGATATACTTTGGTGATGGTGTATTGGGTAATGGTTTAAATGATGGCGATGTTATAAGTGCCACTTATATTGCAGTTGATGATATTCATGCTGATGGTGCAAAAATATTCACATCTACAGATACAATCAATGGATTCTCAAACGCTACTATCACGACTTTGACGATTGCTGGTGGCGGTGCAGAGAAAGAATCTATCGAATCAATTAAGTTCAAAGCAACAAAGTTCTATACATCACAAAATAGATTAGTCACATTGAATGACTATAAAGCAAAGGTACAAGAATACTATCCCAACGCTGATGCAGTTGCAGTATGGGGTGTTGAAGACAACGATCCACCTGAGTATGGTAAAGTATTCATAACACTTAAACCACAAAATTCAGATTACTTATCAACTGTAGAAAAAAATCAAGTACAGAATAAATTGAATCAACTTAATATGTTGACTGTTAGACCTGTAATTGTAGATGCAGAGATAGTTAAAATTCTATTGACTACTGTATTCAAATATAACGAAGCAGATACTACATTATCAAAAGGAGAGTTAGAAACCATAGTAAGAAATGGCATAGTCTCTTTTGATAATACAAATTTAAACAACTTCGATAGTATATTCAGACATTCAAATCTCGCCAAGGCGATTGATGAAACGAATGTCGCAATACTATCCAATGTAACCAATGTTAGATTGCAAAAACGAAAACATCTTAAGATAAACCTTACAGAAGGTTTTAATGTTATCTTCGGAAATGGTTTTTATCATCCTCATGACGGCCATAACAAGGCTGCTGGGGGCATTTTAACATCAACAGGTTTTAAGGTCGAGGGCGATATAGTCAATACCTACTTCTTTGATGATGACGGTTCTGGTAATGTCAGACGATATTCATTAGATAGTGGTACAAGAGTGTTCGCAGACCAAAGTGCTGGTACTATAGATTATGCCAGTGGAAAGATTTCGATTGATGCCATCAAATTTACTTCAACAGTAAATAGTGACACATCGATAGACTTCACTGTTATACCTTCAAGTGGTGATGTTGTTGCAATTAGGGGTTCTCTAGTTGACATCAGCATTGACGACATTAGGGTTAGTGGCGAAGTCGACACCATTAGTAGTGGTGAGAGTAGTGCTGGGGTAGGTTTCGTATCTACATCTAGTACAAATTATTAATAATATGAAAAAAGTGGTCATGGTTTATGCCATGAGTAGTTTCCCATTCAATTGGATTATAGGAGGAAAATAGAATGGCAGATAAGAAAATAACAGCATTAACAGAGATTGCGGCAGGTGATGTCAACAGTGTAGATTTACTACATGTGGTTGATAACCCAGGCGGAACTCCAGTTAATAAAAAAATGAGTTTGGCAAGAATGTTTAACAATCTTCCAACTTACATTGCATTTGATGATGTTGAAGCATTAACAGATGCAGGTGCAATCAGTAATACTAAAGCAGTGACAACACTAGACATGACCAGCGAAGGCGGTGATGTTCAGTTTTCACTTGCTAGAGGTGTTTCAGTTGGACAAATCAAAATCATCGTAAGAAATGATGATGGTGTTTCATATAATGCAGATATTACCGTTGAAGGTTGGAAAGATACATCAGGCACTCCTCAGATTCTTTTAGAGACTGGTGGT